AGTTGTTCAATTTCGATCATTTACGCTCCAGTATTACATGTTGCAATAGTTAATAAAGTTTCAGAGTCATTCGACTTCATAACAACTCTATTTTCTAGAACATTAGCTGTATAATCTTCTTTGTCTAAAAGGTTTAAGTATTTTTTAAATAAGGTTACTTTTTTACCTGAAGTTCCTTCATAATCTGGAGTTACTAACATATTGTATGTGTTACCTGTTAATTTTACTCCTTTACCATTTGCTTCGATTGAGAAAGTTTCTTCTTTATCTAATCCAAAAAGATTTTTAACTTTAGTTAAAGTTCCGTAATCCATATCAAATTTAAAGCTAGCGTCATCTACGTTAAAAATACTTGAAATTTGAGTATCTGTAAGATCTTTATATCCTAAAGACGGTTCTGAACAAGCTAATTTAATTTCTAGTTCGTCATTAAAGATGCGGAAACTAGTTGCTACAAAATCTTCATCGTTTTCCACGAACTCAATTTCACCACAAATTGAATCATAATCAAACTGCTTGAATGCATCTGTTAATTTTTGTGCATCAAAGAAAGCTACTTTTAGCTCTTTTGTTGTTGTGATTGATCCTTCTTCAATTTGGAAAATCTGTCCGATTGGAAGTCTGTGATGTTTTACAGCATCGCGTTGTGGTAAATAAGCCGAAGCTTGAATAGTTCCACCTTTAATTTTAAAATAAACGAAAGAATCGATTACCTTCAATCTGTTAATGAAGTTAATAAAATTAGTTTGATCTACTTTGTTAATTGTAATTTTCATATTTGTTTTAGATTTAATACAATGTTATTTATAGGTATTATAAACAAAATAAACAAAAAGTTTCACAAACAAAAAATTCTTTTAAAAAGACGATGCCAGGAAGTAGCGAACTCCTGGCATCTATTCCGAGAACTATCCCGGTCCTAAGGGTGGTCTTCAAACCACACCTTTATTTTTTATCCATCACAGCTTAAACAATCTGGATCTGTTGCATTGCTTGCAATATCTCCACGTAAAACTGATTCAGTTCTCATATAGTATAAGGTTTTAATTCCTTGATCATATGCTTCTAAGTGTACTTGATTAATAAACTTAGGTTCTGCTTCTTTAGGGAAAGCTAAATTTAACGAAACTGCTTGATCAACGTATTGTTGTCTTACTCCAGCCTGTTTAACTAGCTCTAATTGATTAATTTCTTTAAAGGTTTTAAATACATCATTTAAAGGAACATAATCTTCTTGCTCTACTTTTGGTAATTCTGCTAATTCACTGTGAGTAATTGGTATACCAGTTCCTTCTTTTAAGTTTAGTTTTGTTCCTATATTAACAACATAATCGTCAGTCCATCCTAGACCTAATATACTTCCACCATCTCTAAGAATTGCATCCCATGTTTCTTTAGTATTTTTACCAATAGAATCTAACATTCTTTCTAAAGTTTGATTCTTTCTAATAAATGTTCCTTTAGCAGTTTGCTCTGTAAATACATTTGCTGCCCAAGGTTCGATACCTGGAGAAACATTACCTGCTAGTTTAGAATTAGAAACTGTCGGTGCAATTGCACGTAAGTGCGAATTTCTCATTCCTGTACCAACACACCATAATGGCTCTCCTAATTCAGTTGCCATATCTCTAGATGCTCTTTCACTTTCAATTTTAATTTGTGAAAATATCTTACGAGTTTCATAACTTGCTGTTAAACCTTCAAATGGAATGTTTCTGTCTTGTAAATATGTATGCCATCCTAAAACTCCAAGTCCTAGCGCTCTACCTTTTTCAGCAGAACGAACTGAGTTTTCAAATCCACGCATAAATTTTGCCTTTTGGATAAATTCTTCAAGAACTCCATCAAGGAACCAAGTTGCAGTATAAACCAAATCAGTATCTTTCCATTCGTCATATCTTGAAAGATTAACTGAAGATAAACAACATACAAATGAGTGTGATTCGTCTGTGTGTAGTGTAATTTCAGAACAAATGTTTGTCATATAAACCTTTAATCCATTTTGCTTGTATGCTTCTGGATTCATACGATTCACATTACCCTTATACATAATATATGGCTCTCCGCTTGAACGTCTTTTTCTAATAACTGCGGTCCATCTTTTACGTGCTTCTTTGTCTCCTTGTTTTACTTTTTGCATAAACCCATCAGATATAATAACACATTGGTGCAAGTTTAATGATTGGCGATTTACATCTCCCTTTGGCTCTCTGATTTCTAACCATTCCCAAAAGTCTTTGTGTTCAATATCAATATTAACTGAAGCAGCTCCACGTCTTACAGAACCTTGGTTAGTTGCAAGAATTGTTGAATCATAAATCTTACAGAAAGGTACAACACCATCACTGGTTCCGTTTCCACGAATAGTTGCACCCGCCGGTCGAATTTGATTAATACCAACTCCAACTCCTCCACCGTGCTTTGCCAACAACATCATCTCTAGGTTTTTAGCACCAATATCGTGGATAGAATCTGCTACATCAATACCAAAACATGAGATTGGTAAACCTCTTTCTAATCCTGTATTTGATAATACCGGGCTGGCTAAGTTTAACCAACCTTTCCAAATATAGTCGAAAAACTTACTTGCTAATTCTGGTTTTTGTAATCTTTTTGCAACTGATGTCGCAACTCTCCAATATGCATCCTTTGGAGTTTCAGTGTCAATTAAATATCCATTGCTAATTGTTTTAACATAGATCTCTGTATTTCCCCAAAGTGGAAAATCTACACCAAGCTCCCATCCAAGAGATTCTCCGTGGTTTTTTGTTTCTTTATTCATATTCTATATAGTTTTAAAAAAGTTCGTCTTCGTCCCAGTTTTCATCTTCACCAGCCTTTGAGTAATCAGTAGGTCTAACGGCAAAGAAATCTGTATGTGTTGTTCCTCCAGTTAAGTGATAGAACCAATCTAGTTCCGCTGCTTGATCTTTATCATATTCCATGAAAGGGCCATCAGTATATCCTAATTCTGCTATTTTTTCATTAGTTCTTTTAATAATAAATTGCTTTAAGTGGTTTGCTTCCATATTCTCAAGATCTCCCTCTTCAAATATTTTATCAATGAATTTGTGTTCCATTTCAACCATTAAGGCAGCCGCTTGTAAAACATCAGCTTTAACATCATCTTTTAATGTAGGATATTCTTCTGCCATGTGTTTAAATAATTGACATCCCATTTTAGAGTGAAGTGATTCATCTCTTACTGACCATTTCATTTGTTGACCAATACCCTTTAATAAGTTTCTCATCTGGAATGAGTATAAAACTGCGAATGATGAATATAATGAAACTCCTTCTGCGAATGCTGAGAAAATAGCTAAAGATCTTGCAACTTGCTTTCTAGCGTGTGCATTTTCTTGTAAATCTTCATGTGTCCAATCTGCCTCAACTGAAGTTAAATGTTCAAATTTTTCTGCAGTTGCTGGTTCGTGTAAAAAGGCTGAAAAGTCTTCTAGACCTAATGTTTCGTTTAAATAAGAATATGCAGTTGCGTGTATAGTTTCTTGTGAACCAAAGGCCATTGCCATTTGCTTAATCTCCCATTTTGGAAACCATTTTGTAACCATTCCTGTCCAATAATCAGAAACAGCACATTCGGTTTGTGCAAATCCTAAAAGAATATTACCAACTAAATTCTTTTCTTCTTTATTAAGTTTTTCATTCCAATCCTTAACATCACCTTGCATAGAAATTTCAGTATGTAACCAAAAGGCTTGCATTTGTTTTAACCATCCTTCTGTATAGTATATTGGATAATCAAAAGGCTTATATTCTACTCTTTCTGTAAATAAATTTGATTTGCTCATTTTAATAATTTCTTTTTATAAATTTCTTGTTAGACTAATAAAGGCCTTAAAACTAAAGGCCCTTATACAATGTGGTAGATTATATATTTAAATAATCAGGCATGTTGGGGTTATCGTCTAAAAATATTATGTTAATCTTTTTTTAAGATTATCAGCCTTCGTAAAGTAATCATACGACATATTTTTATATTCAACCCTTTGTGAATATAAATCAGAAAGTATCTTTCTAAGTACTGAATCTTCCTTCGAATATACTACACCATTATCACATACAATAACATTAGTATCTTCTCGTCTTTCTTTAATTTGGCTCTTTTGCACTTGTTCAATGTATGCATCTGGAGAAATATTAAACTGTCTCATTATTGATGGATACAGTGAAGCAAAATCATACGCAGTTACTCCGGCGTAATATCCAACGATTGGTTCTTTTACATAAGCTCCGGCATATTGAGTACTTTTTTCATAATCTTCTTTCTTTTCAGTTCCAATTCTCATTCCTTGCTCGGCTAATTTTCTAGCCATCAAAGATTCTGTAACTGCCACTGGGCTTGCTGCTTTATATAGAGGCATTTTTGTAATGTTTGCCAGTGTTAGTAGAACTTCCATTGACTTTAGCTTTTGATCTATATAATATACAAGAACTGAATCGACTACGTTATAATAAATATACTTTACAAAATTATCTCTATAAAGATCTTGTAAACCTCCTGTATACTTAATCTTCTTAACATTTAATACCTGACCTGATACATAATCAAGTGAGTTAGATTCTTTAACCTTCACACTACGGTCATATTTATCATACAATTGCATGTAATCTAAAATTCCAATGTGAAGTGGTCTTGAATCATTGCGATCTAACTTACCAGTCATACCAACTTCACTAATATCTATTTGTAACCTTTTACATCTATTAACGATATATTGCCAGTCATAGTTAATAAAGTTCCAGCCGGTCATCATTGGAAACTTAGGTAAGAATTTCATTAAGAATGTATATACCATATCATATTCACTCTTAAACTTATGATATTTAAATTCCCAGTCTTGATCAAAATCTTTGAAATACTCGTTAGTATCGTCTTCAATCTTTTGGATTTTATCTGGAGCCATGTCCTCTAATCCTAAGACAATTGCCTTACGTTCTGGTGTAATAATTGAGAAAGATAGGATTCTTGTTTTAGCCTCTTCAGCTTTAGGAAATCCATCAACGATTTCTGTTTCAATATCGACAAAATAGGTTTTAGGCAAATTATATGCTAAAATTTCTTCACGATCTTTTTCAGGTAATCCATCAATAAAATAGTTTAGAGAGAATTTATTAAATTGACGGGCGTATCCTAGTTTTACAGGACGGCCATCCCAGTTTTTAAATTCAGTACTTACTCCTTTTTCTTTCTCTCCACAGATATACCAATTTTGATATTGTGCGATGGGATATTGCTTATATGCAACTTTACCTTCTTTATCATAATACGAAACTATGACGTCTTTATCTCTTTGCTCAATATCTAATATCATTAATAGTTGTTTTTCTGACGGTTAACGTTTTCTTCTGCTTTTGCGAAATAGTAGTTGTATGCTGTCTTTGCGTCTAATCCAATCGATGCTGCATAATTAATAAAGAAGTGTAGAATATCTACCCATTCCATATACAATTCTTTTTTGTCTCCTTCAGACATATCAGAAATCTTTAATGTATCGTATTTTGTAAAGTCTTTTTTCCAGTATTTCCATACTGCGTTTCCAGAACCATCTTTAATACCACCTAAAGCATCAGTCATTTCATGAATTTCATCAACTACCGCATGTGTGTTAACGTGCCAAAATTCCATGATTTGTCTAATTGTCATATCTTCAAAGTTAAAACCATAAGTCTGCTCTTGCATCTTCTTTTGGTTTTCCATGATGTCTGCTAGGTGTGTTGTTGAATCACCATAAAAGTCTTTTACTTCTAGGTCTTTGCATTCATTATCTATATTTGCCATTACTTGTTTATTTTAAAGGTTATATCTAATCTATTGAATAAGTTTCTTAATTCTTTCTTTTGTCTTGCAATTAAATCGTCAGAATACGAAGCTACTAACTTCTCAACATCTGCACTTGATTTTACATATAGTTTTTCACGCAAAACTGGATCTTGAATTAATTCCATGTTAGGATCATATTCGATTTGGATAGCTGCTAAACAGTCGCTTGCCATAGTTTCATAAAAACGAAATGTCGTTACATTATCTAAATGCTCATCATCCCCTAGGATTAAACTTGCTTTACTTTTTGAAATCGTATCTAATAAAACAGAGTGCTCCATTTTTTTAGCAAATGTAGTATTTACTTTTTTAGTCTTATATCCAATTAGCAAACTCTTTTCGCTATGTGGCATATACTTTCGAACTTGTTGTTCTCTAAATGCTGCTCGATTATCTCCATAATAAATAGCATCCCATTCTTTTTTAGGAGCATCAAAATCAAATAGTGCATTTGTTTGTACATTATCTAATTTGTTTGCCATTCGATGCTTAAACATGTATGTGAACCAATCTAATTTTTCCCAGTTCTTTGGCGTTCTACCTAAGAATTTACTGATGTCTTTACCAGGGAATAGATATGTTGCATTCTCAATGATCTCGGCCCACTCAGATTCAAGATCTTGGATTAGATTGAATCTTTTCAATACCTTAACTGGATCTAAGAAATCAATCCGAGGATCATTTACGAGTGTGTATATTTTACCACCATAACTTGCAAGTGCTCGAGCTATTGGTTCTGTATGTTCTCCAACTTGACCTCCGAAGAAATTAGCAGTACTTAATTGAATAAAGACTGCGTCATAAGATTCCCAATCAGCATCTGTGTAATTTACGTAAAAATCAAAATCTGCTGTATTTCTATTTTTCTTACCGATCAAATCTACCTCATATCCATTCTCTTCTAAGAGTTGTTTGAAATATGTAGCTTCTAAACCTCTGTGGTTTTTACTATTATAGGTTAGATTTGAAAATACTGATGTGATTGCTACTTTCATTATTTACTTTCGTTTACATAGTTATCAAGTCCTTGAATATATGCAACTGCATCTAATAAATTATCACGTTTGTGGTTGTAGCTTTCTCGAGAGAATTTAAGAGCTACTAAGGCCTTAAACATATCTGCTCCTGTTACTTCATGGCCTGTCATTCCTTGAAAGATCATTGCAGCACGATCCATGCCTTCTGAAAAAGGACCATAATTACGATCTGCTTCTTCACTTCTGTTATTTACAATGTCATTCGCTTCTTCTAATATACTTTTCATTCTTTATTAATTTAGTAACTGTTATATGTGAAATATTAAAAATGTTTCTAATTGATTCTCTTTAAAGGTACCCAAGATCCTTTAACCATCTTGTGAGGAATTCCATCGATATTCATATATCCGGATGATTTAATCTCTTTTTCGTCTTTTGCGGTTGCTTTTTTCACTAGCTCTGCAAATTCTTCAGCGGTTGGTTTTTCTCCTTTAACTGCGTGCATTTTGTACTCCCAAGGGTGTTTGTGTTTGATCATGTTGATTTTATTTATTTTGAGTTATTAAGTTTTCTAATTCAATTGCAAGGTCTTGTACTCCTTCGTTATATGCCCATTGTGTTTCATCTTGTGGTTGTGCATATACAATATTGTCTGCTGCTCTTTCTAATAGGATTTGTAGTTCTTCTAATGTCATACGTTATATATTTGTTATATGTAAATATAAACAAAAAAAGCGAACCAGAAAAATCCTGACTCACTTATTTTAAATTTATTTAATGTCTTTGTGTTTCTGATTTTGGATATCTTGAGCACGTGAAATAAACTTTCATAACCCTTTTAGCCAATTCAGTTGGTAGTTTTAATCCTTCGATTTGCATTTCATCGTATAGATATCCATCAAATAAACCATACATCATATTTGTTAATTCAGAAGAATGTGATCTAATCTCGCTAATTAGGTCCATAATTTCTCTTCTTGTTTCTGAATCCATTGATTCGTGTCTGTTGAATCTTGTGTAGCTCATGTTTGTTTGTTTTTAATTATAGTATAAATATAAGCAAAAAAAGTGAACCAGGAAAATCCTGACTCACTTATTTTTCAAAAGTTATTAACAATTTGCATATTATAGATCGCCATAATATTTGTTTAGTGCTGCTAGTCTGTCATCGGCATCAACTAGCATTGTTAATGCTTCTTCTGCATTCTTGTAAAAATCACCAGTAGAGTGATCTCCAATACCTGTTCCTTTATTTCCTAATAGATCTAAAGACAATAGGGCCTTTGCTTTATCAGCCTCTGCTGAGGTTTTAAGCATTGTAATTAAATGTGCATTCATTGATTTTTGTTTTTAATTGTGTTTACTTGTTCTAATAAAAATTCTTTAAATGAGAGTGTTTCCCAATCTGAAAATAACTCTCTTACTTTAGTAGAGTCTAGTGCATATCTGCGATCATGTCCTAAACGATCTGCAACAAACTCAAACTTAGGTGTTTTACCTAACATTTCTGCGATCATATTAATGATCTCTATATTTTGATATCTTTCTCCACTTCCAATATTATATACTTCTCCTTCAAGATCTGATAACATTAATCCATATATTAGTTGGACATTATCTTCAACGTCGATCCATTCTCTAACCTGCTTTCCATCTCCATAAACTGGAATAGTTAAATCATTCGCAATAGATTTCATAATCTTTGGAATAAACTTTTCTTCGTTCTGGTGATCTCCGTAATTATTACAGGTTCTAGTAATCAAATATGGTAACCCAAAAGTGCGACCAGCTGCTTCAACTAAAAGATCACTTGCTGCTTTACTTGAAGAATAATAAGAAGATCCTTTTAAATTAAAGATTTCATTAGCTTCTGCTAATAAACCAATATCATCCATATCTCCATAAACCTCATCTGTTGAAATATGAATAAATTTCTTAAGGTTAGGGTTTTGTCTGGCACACTCTAATAGATTAAAGGTTCCTTCAACATTAGTTCTAATAAAAGGTTTTCCGTCTTTAATAGAGTTGTCTACATGGCTCTCTGCTGCAAAGTGAACGATATAATCATAGCTACCTAAATCTTCTGGAGTAACATCACAAATATCTTTCTTAATTAATTTTGTAGATTGTTTAATATTATTTGGATCTGCAGCATACGTCATTTTATCTAAAATAACTATCTCATCATTTGGTAATCTACGATTAAGTAAATTAACAAACGAAGATCCAATAAATCCAAATCCTCCTGTTACTATTATTCTCATGCGTTGTCTAATAATTCTTTAATTCCTTCTTTGTATTGTTCTTCTGAAAGATTACCTTCAGTGTATTGTGCAATTTCATCTCGGATCGCTAGCATTAATCTTTGAGCGTCTGATGTTGAATCTTCATTCTTTGCTCGATCTATTAATTCCGGATTTTGTTTTACAGTTTGAACTGTGATTAGATCTTTTAATTTGGTAGTTGACCATCCATGCGATCTTGTTGTATACACTACATCAATTGGTAAATTATCACCAGTAAATCTCTTACCGATATAATCATCTCCTAAAATTCGTACGTCAGGCTTATAAAATTCCATTAACTTTATTAAGTCCTCTTCAGTTTGATATGTAACAACCTCGTCAATATACTTAATTGCCATTAAGGTTTTATATCTTTCATATAATGGAATTACTGGTTTGTATTTAGTAAACCTTGTTTCTGATGGATCTATTTGCAAAAACACCATAAAGTAATCACAGTGTTCCTTCGCTGTTTCGAAGGTGTAAATATAACCTGGATG